ATCGTCACCCCTGCCTCGAAATTAGGCGTGTTGACGACGTCGATCAGCTCCATGCGGCCGGTACCATACTTGCGAAAGGTGAGTAGGTTCGGCTCGGTGTACAGGAACTTGAGAGTCGCGTTGCCGCCGCCGTCCTTGAATGTGCCACCGACAGACCGGACCAGCGCGCCGTTGTAGTAACCCTGCTTGTCCGTGTCCCACGTCGGGGCCGTGGTCGACCAGGCGGCGGTAGCCGTGGCGCCGGCGGCAGTGATCTCGATATATGCCTGCGTGCCGTTGGCGACGCCACCGAAGCCGCTTATCGCCTCCTGCGCGGTGAACTCGTACAGCGACCCGGCCACCTCGACTATCGAGCCCTGCGTTATCGCCGGCTCTGTCGTCTCGTTTGCAAAGTTGGTCAGCGTCAGGCCCTGGTAGCCCTTCTGGCCCTCCTCCATGCGGGTGACGGCTACTGTAATTTGGGTGGCAGCGATAGCTTTACCCTCCTACGTGACGTTGATGCCGCGCGCCGAGCGCAGCTGCACGCCCATCGTAAACCGCCCGTGTCCGTGGTGCTCGGATGCCAAGTCGTTGGCCAGCACCACATAATCGGGCCCGAGCACGTCGACGTCGGGCGGGTCGAACAGCGTAAACATGAACGGTGTGTGCCGCCCGACGGTGCGAAACGTGGAACGGATAAGGTTCCGATGCGTGGTGTCGACCCACCGGAACTCGAAGGCGTAGGCGGCCATTTCCTCGCCGATATCGGTGTAGAGCTCGCCGCCCAGCGACACCGATTGCTTGTCCGCGCGCGGCCGCTCGTCCGTCCATGGCACCGAGACGCCGCGCCCCTGGAACGAAAGATCGGCCATGGTGCCAATCATCAGCCGCCCCAGCTCTACATAGCCGTCAGGGTTGGTGGCGTCCGTTAGCGTCAGCCGCCACCAGCGAAACGACTGACTGGTAAACGTCTTGAGGGTGGGCAGGCCCACCGACGGCACCAGCGTCGTCGAGAACGGCGGCGAGCCCCAGCTGTCGGTGGTGTTGGCCTCGAGGGTGACCGTGGCCGCTGCCTGTAGGTTGTGGCCGACGATCGCGAACGCATCGGCCGCGTCGGCCGCGCCGGCGTCGATGGTCAGTCGCTCGGTCGTCACCGTCGCCGCCCGCCAGACCTTGGTCGGGTGCACGTCCTGCACGTTCACGGCCGGCAGGTTGCCGACCTGCGACGTGGCCGTGAGCACCGCTGCGGCGTCCACGATAGCGTTGTCAATTAGCACTTTCACGCTATCGCCTGGCCGCCAGGCCGCGGCGCTGATCGATCAGAAACCGGCCGTCTCGGTTGGCCTTCGCCAGCGCGCGAAACAGCTCGCGGTCGCCCAGCTGCACCGTCAAGTCGATGGTGCTCTGCTCGGCAGCACCCCCGGCGCGGTCCATGGCCTCTACGATGCGATCAGAAAGGCGCGACATGCTCTCGTCATTCAACGGTATCACCGCCTCGGCTGAGCCGCCCTCACCGAGCTGCGCGATGGTGCCGCCGGGCCGCGGCAGCACGATGCCGCCCTCGGCGAGCGCCGGCGGCTTCTGGCCGGCGATGAGCGCCGTCTGCACCGCGCCAGCAGCCGCGACGAGCCCCGCCTGTATGAAATTGAACCCAGGCGGACCCGAGGAGGCCAACGCCTTGGCTACTGCAATCGCCGTCTCGACGATGGTCGTTACGATGCCGAACTCCTGTTCGATCTTAAACCGCTTTTCCGCGTCGTCCTCTGCGCCCTGCGCGACCAGCCGGCCGATGTCACGAATCAGCGACGCGCCAGCATCGGCAATCGAGACCTTTGCCGCTTCGGTCTGCTGGGCGAGCAGTAGGCTCTCGGCTGCTGCCTTCTCGTCGGCGTCCTTTCTTGCTTCCAGGTTGGCGAAATAGCGGTCGAGCGTGCGCTGCAATAGCGCGTTCTCCGACTCTGCGGCCTCCTCGCGGGCTTTCTGGATGGCCGCGATCCTGCTGAGCTCGGCGGCGTTGAGCCCCATTCGTATCTCGCCCGCTGTTTCCGCAATCGTGATGCCCTGGAGCTCCAGCGCGATTTGCTCAGCCTGCGCTTTGATCCGCGCGTTGCTTCGGTCAATTTCGGCCTGCGCCTCGGCCTCGTCGCGCGCGGCGAATAGCTCGCGCTGCCCGGCCAGAGCTGCCTCAATTCGCCCTAGCCGCTCGACGGTCGGCGTCAGGTTTTCCGCGATAGATTTTGCGGTGTCCACATACGCTTGCCGTATGTCGTTCTCGGCGCGCTCGATCGCGGGATGGCCCTCCCCCACACTCGCGGCAAAGCGCTCGTTTTCGGCGATCGCATCGTTTCGGGCGTCTATTTCCTGCTGTATCAGTTTGTTGACGCGCGTCTGCTGCTCGGCCAGGACGGCCTCGGCCGCCGCGACCTCCTCGACCGTGGTCAGTGTGCCCTCGAGAGCGCGGTCCATCAGCTCCTGCTCGTCGTTGTAGCGCCGAACGGCGGTGATCAGCTTGATGACGCCGACGGCGAGCACCGCCACCGCGCCGGCGATCAAGCCCACCGGGCCCGCGGCCGCGAGCATCGCCGTTTTGATCGCGAGTATGGCCGGGCCCACCTTGCCGGCGATCAGCAACACCGGGCCCAGCGCCGCCGCAAGGCCGGCCATGACTACGATGATTTTCTTTGTGCCCGGATCGAGGGCGGTGAACCTTTCCAGGAGCTCGCGCAGCTTGCCGACCAGCTCAGTGGCGATCGGGAGCAGCTGCTGCCCGAGCTCGGCCGCGGCGTTCGCCAGGTCCGCTTTCAGGATGCGGGTGCTGTTGGCCAGCGAGTCACTGGTGTTCACGAAGTCGCCGGCGGTGCCAGCCGTCTGCTCGAACAGCAGCCCGAGGCGTGCGACGACCTTCTGCTGATCGGTCATTTCCTCGCCTGCCGCGATCAGCCCAGACTCGACCGCGTGCGCCTTGACGGCGACCGCGCTGAGGCCGACGCCAAACTTCTCGAGCGGGTCGAGCTCGCCACGTAGCCCGCTCTTGATGGCATCGAGGGCGGAGTTTACGTCGGTGTTGAATACCGACGCCATGTCGGCGGCGCGTTTGGTCAGGTTGATGGCCTGCTGAGCCGCACCCTCAGCGCTGATACCGACGTTCTGCAGCTGCGCCCCGATGGTGGTAGCCGCGTTGTTGATCTCGACCGCCGATAGCCCGGTCTCCGCGGCCGCGGTTTTGGCGAAGTCGGTGACGGCCTTGCCGGCGTCTCCGAACACGACCCGGACGGCGTTCATCGACTCGCCCATATCCGAGGCCGCCTTGGTAACCACCGCGGCCAGGCCAAGGATGGGCGCGGTAACGCCGAGCGTCAGCGCCTTGCCCGCCCTGGTCAGGCTTGCCGACAGCCTCTGCGTTCGTTTCTCGAAGTCGTCGACCCGGCGCTCGGCAGTCGTAAACGCTCGCTGAAGGTCGGAAACGTCGCCGGTGAACCGGACTCTTACGTCATGGGCGTCGCTCATCAGTTCTCTATGTGCACCCCGTAGCGCCGTTCCGCGGGATTCGCAGGATCATCGTGCTCGATCTCGACTGTGGTCATGCCATACAGCTCCCGCATGGCCTTGCGCTGCGCGACGAGCTCGCCCGTGCGGCCCTGGCGGACCAGCTCGGCCGCTGGCGCCGTCAGCCCCTGACGGGGGTCGATGACGACCTGCGTGCGTCTGACGTTACCCTGAGCCGGTCGGTTTGTGGTAGCGGCGCCGTCGCGCGGCTGGCCAACGGTGGCAGGCTCCTGCGTCTCGGGACCCCGCCGGAGCTCAATCCCACGATTGACGTAGAGTATCTGCTGGTCGTAGCTCAGCTCCCAGCAGTCGCCCGGGCTCCAGCGGTAGAGGAGGGCGAGCGAGCAGACGTTGTCGACCCAGTGGCGGCCGGTGTTTTCGCCGGCGACGAGTCGCTCGCTTCGGCCGCCGGCGGCGTAGGGTCCGCCTCGTCGCCCTGCTGGGCGGCTAGCCTGTTGAGCGCCGCCGTCTGCGGCCCGTAGAGGTTCTCAAGAATGGCGGTCACGAGCGCCGAGAACTGCGAGAGATTGAGGTTGTCGAGCAGCCAATCGGCGGTCAGCTCCTCGTGCTGCGGCTGGCACACGAGCTCGCATATCTGCGCCTGCAGCTCCTGCGCCTTAGCCACGTAGCCCCGGTCGAGCTGCAACTCGTCGTCGGGAATCGGCTCGCCCTTCGCGTTGAGCAGCTTCGACCCGAGCTGCACCATCTCTTTCGAGACGGCTTCTATCTGGCTGGCAAGCCGCGCCGGCGTAAACCCAACGTCGACGGTGAACCCGTGGAAGGTGAACTCGACACGTGCGGGACGGAGAACATCGAGGTCCGTCACGTCCGCTTTCGGCCTGGTGTTTGGCATCGCGGCAACGTACCACGTCAACGCGGGGCGTTGCTATGCGTCTCCAGAAACAACCGGGGCGATCCAGCGCTAGCCAGATCGCCCCGATAACCACAGCCCGGCCCCGAAGGGCCCGAACACGCCGCCACGTTACTCCCCCAGCGGGAGAGTGTCTATGACAAAGACCGGTTAGGCATCAGGCAATCGCAACTTCATCGGTGATCTTGAACAGCTGGTCTCCGGCGGTACGCGCGGCCGACAGCTTCCCGAGGGACACGATCGGGATGACCGTAAGCGGATCGTCGGCGTTGTCGCTCTGGAACGTCGCCGGCACGCCGCCGCTCTGGAAAAACGCGGTGTAGACGTCGATGATGCGAGACTTGGTCGCGGCGCTGATGATCTGAATGTTGGTCATGCGGTACGCCCGGCCGCTGATGGTGGCCAGGCCACCGGTCGAGAGATTGCGGCTGGCGTTCGGGGTGTAGTCGTAGTTAATGGTCATCGTTTGCGCCTCGGTGGTGACCGTAACGCTGTCGACGATGGTGACGACCGTGTCGCCGGTCAGGTTCCGACGTCCGACGAAGAAATCGGTACCCTCTACCAAGGCCCCGTCAGTGCCGCCCGTGACGCTGTTGATGGTCAGCTCGGACCCGTCGCCGTTCTGGTTCTCGACCAGATGCGGGTCGTCATAGCCCCATGCGCCGCTCGCCACCACCTGCGATGCACCGGACACCAGCACGCCAGCCGTCACGGTAGCCAAGTCGATGCCGCCACGGATGGTGTCGAGCGTTGGCACGTAGTGCTCGAGCAGCTCCATGGACAGCTGCACCTCGTGCTCGGCCACGCCTTCGATCGGGTCGGGCCCGTTGTCCGCCTGGACACTGAACGGCGTTATCTGCTCCTCCAGGCCGAACGACCGGCCGAGGCCGACGTTGACGTAGGAGCCGCCGAACACGGTCGCGACCTCCGTCTTGACCGATCCGATGATAAGCGAGGGGTCCTGCGTCAGCGCGGTGTTCTGATATGTCGGCATTCCTTGCTCCTCAGACCACGGTGCTCAGCACCGAGAATGAAATCGTCAGCGCCACGTGGAAGGCGTCAATGTCCGGTTCTGGAAGGGAGACCCGCGAGCCTATCTGCACATGCTGCACGTCGACCGATTCTGCGCTCTGCGGGTCGAATTTGTAAAGTGCCCGCCCGCATGCTTCCGAGAGCACGACCGCGTCGCGGAGCTCCACCGCGCGGGCGGATATCTGCACGTCGTGCCTGCTGGCCATGG